TTGCTAGTTCACCTGCTGTAGATTGTTCTACTGCTTCAGGTAGTTTTTTAAACGCTGAAGTTGCTGGGTCCCACCAATATTTATCCATCTCAACTGTGTCAGCACAGTCTTTCCATTGTAGATTTGTATGTGTTTCAAAAGTATTAGCAGCATCTACTACCTCTAATACTCTATATCCTGCATTATCTTTACCACGAGGTTCGATAGTGCTTACTAATGCTTTCTTTGCCATTTGTTACTCCTAAGTTAAAAATTAATATTCTACGACTACTACGCCACCTGCTCCTGCTCCAGCAGTTCCAGTATTAGCTCTACCGCCACCGCCACCACCGTATGAGTTACCAGGCAATGCAGCTTGTGATGATCCTTGAGCAGTTCCCCCTCGACCACCACCACCGAGTATTGTGCTTCCTCCTGTGCCACCAGACTGATCTCCAGCATATGCACCAAGACCACCATCACCCCCACCAATGTTTATTGTACCTCCAGAGCCAACTCCTCCAGAAGACGATGTTGTAGATGTAGTGTTCATATCTGCTCCACCAGTACCGCCACTAGCTGAACAGTATGCACCGAATGATGAAGTTCCACCACTTCCACCTAATGCTGGACCTGTTGAAGCAGCCCCTCCATTTCCTATGGTAACTGCTACAGGAGATATGGCTGTTGGAGATGAAATAATTTCAATAGCTGAACCACCTCCACCTCCACCTGCACCAGCGTTTCCATAACCGCCACCTGCTCCACCACCTACTACAGTAACCTTAACTTTAGTTACAGAGCCAGGGTTAGTCCAAGTGCCTGGTGAGGTAAAAACTTGCATATTACTAAAGCCACCAGCAATACCCGTTAATGAAGAACCATCTCCACTAAAGCTAGATGCGGTCACTGTGCCTCCGGCTGTGATGTCGTTTGTTACAGCTAAGTCGCCTGAGCCATCTTGTACAGCCAAAGTTCCACTTGATGCTGGTATCGTAATTGTATTCGTACCCGCAGTTGCTGGGACATTAAGGGTTATCTCACCACTTGTATCGCCTTTTATTGTTATGCCTGCCATATCTTATTCCTTAATTTTAATATTCTACGATTACAACGCCACCTGCACCATTTCCACCAGCGCCATTAAGACCACCACCACCACCACCACCATAGTTTTTACCTGGGGTACCACTGCCTGCCAAAGTATCACGAAAACCTCTTCCTCCTCCACCAAGATAAGAAGGTCCTCCAGGACCTGATGGTCCTCCACCACCTTGACCTACTCCTCCATCTGCTCCTCCAAAATTAACAGTACCTCCAGATCCTGTTCCTCCAGCTCCTGGAATAGTAGGTTCAGCTCCTGCTCCTCCTGTAGCTGAACAATAAGCACCAAATGAAGATGTACCACCTGTGTTACCATCGCCAGGACTTCCAGTACCTCCACCACCAATAGTTACAGGTACATTTGTTCCAGATGGAAATGGTATAACTTCTATAGCAGCTCCTGCACCTCCACCACCAGCTCCTCTGGATGGACCTGATCCTGCACCTCCACCACCGACAACCGTGACCTTAACTTTTGTTACTGAGCCAGGATTAGTCCAAGTACCAGGGCTTGTAAATACTTGCATATTGCTAAAGCCGCCAGCGATTCCTGTTAATGAAGAACCATCTCCACTAAAGCTAGATGCGGTTACAGTACCTGATGGGGTTGATATATTTCCTGTTGCACTCAAAGCACCTGTTACAGCAACACCTGGTGCAGTTATGGCTACTTTTGTTGTGCCATTATTTTGTATATTTATATTACCCGAGGTATCAGAAGTTAGCTCTAAACCGGTCGTGGTATCTGCATTAATATTGACTGCCATAATTTAATCCTATAAAATAACCCAGCGTTGTCCGCTTGGAATAGTTACTGTAACGCCTGAATTGATTGTAATCGGCCCTACACTCATTGCATTCTTGCCTGTAGACAACGTATAGTTTGTTGTCACTGTTAATTCGTTCTCTTGGAAGACTTGATCGCCACCTCCACCGGTAGCTCCTCCACCTATACTTCCCCAAGTAGTAGTATACCCCTCAAACGAATCTGTGTCACTATTGTACCTTATCATACCAGTCTGAGGAGTGCCTGGTCTTTGTGCTGTTGTACCGTTTGGTAGTCTTACACTTGCTGTGCTTGAAAAGGTTAAAGTTGCTGGAGTTGTTAGAGTTCCACCAGAGATTGTAAGTCCTGTAAATGTACCTGCTGCGGCTGATGTTCCACCAATGGCTGGTGGTGAAGCTAAATAATCACTAAATGCAGTTCCTGCTAAACTACCACTTGCAGTTAAATTGGTAAAGGTAGCTGCTGCTGCAGAACTAGCACCAATAATAGTACCATCTATATTTCCTCCGTTAATATCAGCGCCTGATGTGGATAATGAAACTAAGTCTGTAATTACACTAACTACATTGGTTGCATCGTTATAAACTAATGTACTTTTACCAGCTGGAACGGCTACACCTGTACCTGAAGCATTTTTAACAGTAACTGTGTCAGCAAGTCCATTATTTATGATGTAGAATTTTTCAATAGTAGGAACTACTAGGTTTCTAGCCCCACCTGATGTACCTGTTAGATTAAGTCTTAAATTACGGAATGACTGAGTAGCGTTGGAATCAGTGTAGGTTAGTGTAACATCTGCACTTGAAAAACTAACATCAGCAGAGCCAGTAATAGCTTCTTCTATTGCCGTACCTAAATTGGTATTGGTCGTAGTGCCCCATGTACCTGATTGGTCACCGGTACCAATTAACTCAATTTTTAAATCTGAATATGTACTTGCCATAATTTATCCTTGATTTTATGCTATTTTAACTCGATTGTCCTTCCATTGGAATACTTGTAGCATGTACTTTAGTATGACGTTTTTCGTTCCAAGCTTCACCACAGTCAGAACATGTGCCTGAACTGTATTCTTCAGCGTCTACTTTCATACCACAATTTGAACATTCAAGTTCTACTTCATAAGCACATTCTACTGTGCCATCTGCTTTTTTAGTTGCATCTATTTTTATCATGCTGCTATCCTTTTCCAATTAGGTGATTGCGTTGTTGTTACGTTTGTCCAGTTAGGTGTCTGATTAACATCTATCTCACCCCATACAAGGGTAAACACATTAGTTTGAGCTTCTGCTTCTACTCCTGTTACATTTACATTTACTCCAGTTCCTTCTATTACTGTTGCATTACCAAGTCTTGCTCTTAACGCTGGTGTAACAATAATATATACATTTGCATTTGCTGTAACAGTTGCGCTTCCAAGCCCTGTTGTAGCTGAATTGCCTGTAACATTTACGCTAACTCCTGTTCCTTCTACTACTGTTACAGAACCTAATGCGCTTGTACCTACATCTCCAGTTACTGGAACACTAATTCCTGTTCCCTCTATTACTGTAGCAGAACCTAATCCTGTAGTTCCAGCTAACCCTGTAACACTTACATTTGCATCTGCTGTTACTGCTACATCACCTAGATTTGTTGTTGCTGCTTCGCCTATTACTGGTACATCTACATCAAATCTAATTTGTACACTATTTAAAGCTGTTGTACCTTGTACGCCTGTAACACTAAAGTTAGCGTCTCCAGTAGCATCAGCTGTACCTAGTCCAGTTGTTCCTGCTAGTCCAGTAGGATATACATTAGCATCTGCAGTGATAGTAACTGAGCCTAATGCTGAAGTTCCTTCTTCACCTGTAACGCTTGTGCTTACACCAGAACCTTCTACTACTGATACACTACCAAGTGTAGTTGTTCCTTCCTCTCCAGTAACGCTAGTATTAGCTTTACCTTCAACAGTTGTGCTTCCGATTTGCCCTGTAACTTCAAACCCTGTAACACTTACATTTGCATCTGCTGTAGTAGTTACACTTCCTAAATTACCTGTAGCAAATACTGTAGTTACATTTACATTAGCATCTGCACTAACAGCGGCTGTCCCTAATCCTGAGGTAGCACTAAGTCCTGTAACATTTACAGAAACATTAACATTACCTAACGCCGAAAACGCGGCGGCGGAAAAAGGACTATCGGCAAACATTTAGAGTACCAGCCATCTTTGACCTGACGGTACTGTTACAGTCACTCCTGAAGCTACAGTTACTGGACCTACACTCATTGCATTAAATCCAGCTGGAATTGTATAGCTAGAAGTTATAGTTGCGTTATGAGCTATGATCCCATCATTAGCTGCTAAGTGATTACCTGATAATTCACCATCAACAGTAACGTTGCCATTAGCATCACCGTATATAGCTTTATCTGCTGGGTATACACAGAATACATCTTTTACTCCAGCTGAGAAATTAACTAAGCTTCCTGAGTTAGAAGATGATAATACTGTGTCACGAGATAAAGTTGTACCTGATGCAGTATATGTTCCGATACCTACTTCCCACTCATCACTTGTACCTAACTGTATTGTGTAATACGTTGTATTACCGTCGCCAATCACAGAGAATGCTTGATAGTCAGTCGCTGCTCCAGCTAACGTTACGGTACCTGTACCTGTCGTGGTGGTAGTTTCTTTTACCCTGTCTTTAACAACAAGAGCCATACTAGCCTCCTATTAGGCTATTCTAATAATAGCGTTAGAAGCGTCAGCTGTAGGAAATACTACAGTAAAGTCACCTGCTGTTGATGTTTTGTCTGCACCAAAGTCTAATACTGCTACAGATTTGTTTGATTGTGTTGAATTATAAATCAACGCACCACGTGCTGTAATAGTAGAAGATGTCCATGTCTCATCATTAAAATCTAAGTACGCTGTTGTACCTGATGAAGTTGGAGCAACTGTAGTAAGTGCCTGACCACCAGCAGAATATCCAGTACCTGATACTTCGTTAGTAGCTGAGTAAGCTGTTGTTGTCGCATCTAAAGTAGCTGATGATGTGTATAAAGCCATGTACATAGTGTCAGCAGTTGTACCTGCACGAGCGACTGTAGTACCAAAAGCGTGAATACCATTCAATAAATCCACTTTAAATGACGTACACATTGCTTGAGTAATTGCCATTTTATATCTCCAAAATTTTAATTAAATCTGAATGTCCTGCATCACGCAGTTTATTCGCTATTGTTGTATGATTAGACTTGATAGCCTTTTTCATATATTGCACTAGAACATGTCTAATGTTATTTTTGTAAGCTTCTGCTTGCTCACGTATTAACGGGTTAGCATCTTGAGCTACATATATAATCTTTGCTAATGCCATTTCCGCTACTTGTTCAGGCGTATGCCCGTGTCCTGCTTCTGAGGTAACTACATCAAACTGTAAATCACCAAAGTTCATTTCTTTCATTATTTAACCGGTATCCTTTCTTGCCCACTTCTGTAAGCATCTCGTCTGTTTTTACCTTCACCTAAGTTTTGTAATAATGCCATAGCTTCTTGGTATTTAGCTGTATACGAAGCTACAGTATCTGAATCATCTTTCATAAAGACAGCCGCTTCCAACAAACTTCCATAGAATAAAGCACTGTCAAAGTTATCACCCAACCAAGTGTTAGTAGCAGTAACGATAGACTCAGGATAATAATAGTAATGAAGCTCAGTGTTATAATTAGCATCTGGAGTAGGTCCGAGTATAATCGCTGTGTCATCAAATATTGCATAATATTCTGGCTTTCCATAAAACGGAGTATCAGTATCAGGGAAAGACTCTCTAATAAAGTTCACGTCTTTATTTAATAAGTATGTATATTCATTATTAGTATCAATAACAGCAATACTAAAAGTCGATAACCAATCAGTAGGTAACTGTAAATATTTATTACCTGATGTCATATTACCTGTAACATTTTTACGTAAGTCAGGCAGTTGAACTGCATTATATATTCTTTGTTCAGCCTGTTGTATAAATGTATTTATATCTGTAGTGCTATACTGGTTTTCTGTATACGATTCTACAGCTGCTACAAGTTCTGTATAGTTCATTACCTATCCTTATGCCATTGGGCCGCGTGCTTTTGTACCTTTTGTTGCTGCACCGTTACCACGTGTTACTACGCCTTCAGTCTTAACATCCTTCTCAGGATAACCAGCTGTGTTAGGTGTTGCCACCATTTCTGGTTGCTTATAAGTAGTAGGGCAACATTTTCTATCTTTGTTCATCATTATACTCCTAAGTTATTGTTACAGTAACCGTGCCAACCTGTCCGGTACCTTCCAAATCATCCTCAATGTCTGGTATTGCAAGAGGGTTGTTTAGCCCTACAGGGTTCCAGCCATACTGATAATCTCTTTGCTCTTCCAAGTTTCTATCTGGTCTTGGATCTTCTACTGCCTGTGGGTCATCAACAGGATACATACCTTGCATGTTCTGTGGATGGTCTGGTTCCCAACATTCTTTGCAGACTTTAATATTTGTTTCTGTAGTCTTTATAAATAAGTCTTTTAGT